AACATAAAACTTTTTACGACGACCAAAAATACCATGGGTTGTTGTATCATTTGTATTGAATACAGGTATTTCGTTTGCACCTATTACTAATTCAAATGGGTCTGATAATTGACTTTCTACACCTCGCCATACATAACTCATCTTGAATTCATAGGTTCCTTGAGGCCAACCAGGTGTCAAAGCAGATGTTGTAACTGTAAAGTCTCTGATTGCACGTGGTGTGTAGTTGGTTGCATCTTGGATACCATTTGGTTCCATGTCATAAGGCACCCAATTTACCGGTGTTCCTGTTATGTCAAGTCGTAAGTCTAATTCTTCATCTCTTTTGCGTGTAAGTTCATAAGCATGACCTAATGCATTTCCTTTACCACTACCTGCCTCATCAACATTTCTGATACCTACTGAAAGTATTTGTGAGCAGTCCTTTGGCATTCTAAGATAATAAGCTTTTGCTACAGCTGTAATGGTATCAGCTACTAAACCACCTGATGACCAGTTGACTTGCTGTAGGTTTGATGATAACTTAGACACATTGACATTAGTTCCTGGTAAGTCTACTTTGTCAATAACATAGAGACCATTGTCGTCAGCTTCTGCAGCATTTGTAATAAGTAATGTATCACCTTCATGATTTATCAAACCATTTCTTTTGCTTGCACAAATGTTTGTGCATCCTGTAATTACATTTTTGAATTTACCTGCTGATGTGTTTTGACTTATCTGTGCCGCATCATCAGTTGTGTCAGGATGTGAATAAACATCCAGTGTTTGTTGAGCAAATGTCCAAGGTTGGCTGAGATAGAAGTTTAGATAAACCTCATTTATTATTTTATTCAATTCTGCATTGTAAGCAGTGACATTTGGATTGTAGTCCAAGATGTTGCCAACCATGTCTCTCATGTCTTTTAGGTTCATTTCTACCTCATAAAAAAAGCCCGCCCACCCGGGCGGGCCCATCATTTAGATGTGATAAATTTTGAAATTAGAATTGCTTGAGAACAATTACATCAGCAGCGTTAGCAGACGCAGTTGTCACAACATACCCAAGAGCAGGAATTGTAGAGGTGTTAGCCAATACGTCTCCGCGTCCTGCAGTTGAAGTTCCAATAAAGCGTTCACCAATAGCAGCACCAGTAGCGATGTTAGCACCAGCTTTGAAGCCTTTGATAACAACTCTACCAGAGTCACCAGATGCTATTGCTTCATCAGCAATACCGATTGCAACAGCAGTAAGTCCAGCATCAGTCTTCAACTTCTTGATGAATGACATCTTATCACCATTACTGGTTTTAGAAATGTCAAGACATACAAGGTCACCATCAGAAATTGCTTCTGATGCGAAGAATGTTTCAACTTGACGTCTATTGGAAACTAATACACTGTCTTCTCCAACGCCACTTTCGTCAGGTGCATAGAGTTTTTGTATAAGAGTAGATGTAGCCATAATGACCTCCTATGCTTCTGCATCCACAAGGATACCTTGTGAAGCTAAGTGTTGAACGTAAATTTGCATACGTGTAAAGATGTTAGCTGAACGTGATACATAACCAGAAATGTCTTTGAAGTCGTCCATTTCGAACTGAGCTGCAGAGTCAAAACCAAGTTTGATGTATTTAGTGTTCAGGAAGTATGCTGAGATGATACCTTCGTTGGTTGCTGTAGAACCAGGTATCTGAACTGTAGAACCAAGGAATGGGTCAGCATGAAGCATCGCACCGTTGAAAGCCAAAGCAAGACGACCACCATCGAGAACTTTCTCATCGATGTATCTTTCTTGGTTATTCAACAAGTCCTTGTATTGAGTGTAAAACTCTTTAGAACAGATAATAAGGTCAGGAGCTGAACCATCAGGTGTATTCAATTGGCAGTCGAGATAGAGATTAGTCATGTCTGCGATACCAGTTGTAGCGAAACCAGCGTTTGAGTCAGCAAATTGGTTTTGAAGTCTGCTGAAGTTTGCCTTAGAAAGACCACCAACAGAACCAGTTTGAGAGCCGAAAGCTTGGTTGTCAAAGAAACCACCAGATGTATTACCACCTGAAGTAGATTGAGAAAGTCCATTGAATGTTCCTAAATTGGTAAGAATTGAGGATGCATTTGATAATACTTGCTTTTCAACTTCACGTTGTAGCATACCCATAACTGAAGTCATACGAGCTTCTGCTATGTCGATGATTGCTCTTTCACCTTTGTTTGAAAGTTCTTCTGATTTAGTGATAACAACTGGAGCTACAAAGTCACACCATTCGTAAGACATGTTTCTCAAAACATCTTTTACTGCAAGATTGACTGGTTCATACCCAGATGATAATTGTGTGATTGAAGAATGTTCTTCAAGGATGGCTGGAACGTCCAATTTTTGTCCGCCATCATAAGTTACTACGCCTCCACGCTCACGCATCTTAGAAAGAAGAGGAACAGCCTGAAAAAGCTGGTCTACTGCTTCGTCCAAAAGAATTCGCAGGGTCGAGGATAGTATTTCATTACTAATAGCCATGATTTATTTCCTCCGGTTTATCATGTTTTTTACTGTTTTGCATCGAAGGTTATCCAAACGGGTCCTAAGAAGCTTATCCACTCTGATGCGTGAATGGGGCTTTTCTAAAATAACCACTTTTTTTTCCTTACTTGCCATTATTTTTTAGCCAAGCATAAATTTGATGAGCTGATTTTAGGTGTTTAGGAATTTGTTTTTGTTCCCTGGCACCTGCACCTGATAACTTTAGTCCGACTTCTCGCATTCTGGCTTGTCTTGCATCAAGTTCTGTTTTGAGTTTTTTATTTTCTTTACTCAAAGCTTGTCCTTTTGCAATGTAATAAGCATCTTCCAAACTAAGCGAACCATTATTGACCAAAAGTTCTTTTACTTCAGTCTTATACTCCATTAGGTCTGGGTTTTCAGATTTGAAACGTTCTAACTGCGCACGTTTTCTCATTACTGCTTGCTCTTCACGAATTGGATTTAGCATGTCTTGTAGTCGTCTTGCAACTTCTTGCTCAATACGTTTATTGAAACTATCTGTATCGTATGGGTCAAGCTCAACATTTTCAGTGCCTGCCTTTTCTTGTAGATTGTTCATAAAAGTTTCGGACGTCATTGTTTGTTTCAATGCTTCCATTTCTTTCTTTTGCTGTGCAATTTCTTGAGTTTTTCGTGTGTAGTCAGCACGTAAATTTGCTAATAGCTTTTGTGCTTCATCTGGTAGAGACTGAATAACACGGTTGTAGTCAATACCTTTATGACCGCCTTGTCCTATCTCTGTTTCTTGAAGTTGTTCCATTGTCATTGTTTCAGGCGTTGGTGGAGTTGGACCTTCATGGGCTTGCTGTAAAGCTTCGCCTACTCTGTCTCTCCCCAAAGACTTTTTATTTTTGATAAATGTTTCAACTTCTTCTGGTGATGTTGTTATCTGGTTTGTTGCTGTTTCAGTCCCGGCTTCTACAACGGACGCCGCAGGGTTGCTGATTTCTTCACTCATTTTATCTCCTATGCTCTTACTCGAGCCATAAATAGTTCTTCTTCATCTTCTTCTGGCATGACCGGTTTTTTAGTGGTCATTACATTGGTATCCCCTCCACTCATTTCCATGGCTGGTATTCCAAACTGGCTTTGCAGGTCTCCCATGCCTTGTGGTTTGGCAAGGTATGCTGCTAATACTTTATCGCCGGCTGCAGCATCAAGCTTACCAGCCAACATTTTGAGGTCTCTATCAGATTTTAGGTCGTCAAAACTGAATACCAATTCATTACGACCTGCATCTCTTGCAGCTGCATTTACCATGTCCAAGTTTCTAATAAACTCAGGTGGTAATGTTTCTACCTCTGCTTCAAAGCTTGGATAAGGAGGTGCCTTGAAAATAAGATTGACACGGTTGAGTGCATCAACTACCTTATTTAGAGCCATTTTGGAAAAGTCACCTGATACTACAGCTGCTTCACCTTCTTCCTTATCTAATTCACGAGCACCTTCCATCAACTTCATTTCAAGTTCTTTCGGGTCACCCATTTCATCTAACATAGAGACTTCTTCTCTTTCTTCTTTTTCTTCTATCATTTTACTATTTTCCTCGCTTGTTTGAGGTAGGCTTTACCTTCCTCGGCTAATTTATCTTGTTTTGCTATAGTTTGAAAGTGTCTATCTTCTAATTGTGCTAATTCTGCATCGGACACTCTCACTTTTCCATTCCTTGTCATCCACGCTTCTTGGTCTCTTTTTGACTTGAAACGTTTTCCTGACTGAGGACAATAGAAACCATTGACACCATAAGTGCCTGTATTATCACCCCATCTATCAGCAGTTTTTGCAAATAGACTGATTTGTTTTTCTAATTTACCACCACAATCGCATTTCCAATTACTGTAGTCTGTATCGTGTTTTACTAATTCTTCGTGCATAAAGTCGCATGATTTACATTTGAATTCAAAAAGCGGCATTATTGTTCTCCTATTATCGCATTCAGATTATTAGGTCCTACAGGCTGCGATAATTGTTGTAACTCTGTAGCATCTGGTTTGATTGCTGCACCTGAAGCTTTTGCTTTTGCTGCTGAAACAGCGGCTTCAGAAGCTTTGTTTGCTTCTTCGATAAATGTATCAGGTAGTCCAAGACTTCTTACCAGTTCATTGAGTAAGACATTATTTGGAACACCTAAACCTTGTAATGTTGGTATTGACTGTATGAACTCACGTTTTCTTACACTTTCACTAATTGGTGTCATTGCCTGGTCTTGTGCATAAACCACCCAGTCAGATTGTAAGTCTTGTGGTTTTACTATTTCTGCTTTATTATCAATAACCACAGTATCGTTTCCATTTTCTTCTAAAAACATTGATAAGATAATAATGTAGTGTTCAGCAACTGCCTCAATGGTCAAGTCTCTTTCTCTCGCCAGTCGTCCAATTTCTGATGACGAGTATGCGGCCAACGCTGCAATTTCTGTTGCTGAAGAACGAGTGCTTTCTCCTCGGGTGAATGGCGCCAAGATGCTTCCTTTATCTTTGTCTCTTTGGACTTGGTCGTAGTAGACTTGCATTTCTGGCGGGGTGGGGTTTTGAGGTAAAGAAATAATAGCACCACTAAGGTCATCATCGTCAATTTCCACAAAAAGTCCATCCACACCTGATGTAATTTGTGCCATACTCTCTTCATCAAATGTTCCCCTCTTTACAATGTATTGTCTCGAAGCCTTACGAACACCATTTGCTTGAAAGGTTCTGATAAGATTGGTTTCATACAGTTGGTCATAGACACGTTTCATTGCGCTGTAGCCTTCGATTGGTGCATCAGGACATCTGTTGAAGTAAAGTGGTATGATTGGAATGATAGGTTTGCCGTTCATGTCCATAAAAGGTATTTGGTCTTTGTCTAAAAACTTATCACCAGCAGAATACTGAGGAGACCAGAAAAATAGATTACCATTGACCAAGTCATACAGTTCGACAACCTCAATGTATTGAAACATACTATTATCATCAATGTCATCATTAGGATAAGATTGGTCATCAGGTTTATTGTATCTAAAGTAGTCCATCTTTTTGATTGGTTCGTATTGTTTATTACCAAAATTTTGGATTGCTTCAGGTAGAGTTAGATAATACTTGTGTCCAATAAACCGCTGGTCTTCATAATGTTTTGCATCACGGTCCAAGATAATTTGCCAAGGCACAACTGATGTCATACCAATACGCTGATAAACATCTGGGTGGTTCTTAGGATACATCTTTATGAATGCCATAGGGTAAATTAGGGCTAACCTTGAAACATCTTCTAAGCAACTTCTGTATTTCACCAAGAAGTTATTTGCCAATGATTGTGCCTTTTTGGGGTCACCTAAGCCACGAGGTCCTGATTTTACCACAACTCCAGGATTACGACTGAATAGTGATGCAATGTAGCCTTCAATGTATCCATAACCATCA